GAAGCCATCACCGCCCTCCGCAACGCCGCCGTCGAACGCAGCGCCAACCGCAACCGCAAGACCCTTCGCGCTTACCGCGAGGCCGCTTCCGTTGTCTGGGCGATGTTCCTCGCCAACCCAACCAACGACCAGCTGCACGAGATTGTCAGCGTCTACTCCATCGAAGGCTAATTCCTCACCCCCAACCCAAGCCATGAAACTCATCCTCGCCCTCCTCGCCGGCCTCGCGCTGGCGGCCTACATCCTCGCCATGGCTGAAGGCCCGAATCTGTTCGACATCCTGAACAACTACTAATCTCCCACCCACCCATGAGCACCCCCACCAAACCCAAGGCCGAACTGGTCGCCGACAAGGCGATGGTCGACCTCCTCACGCGCAAGGTCATCGCCTTCCGCACGTCCCCCCGCTCGTCGAAGGATGACTACACCTACATCCGCGGCCGCGGCTCCTACGCCCTCTACGGCATCTCCCATGCCCGGGGTCAGTTGGTCGTCCTCGCCAGCGAGCCGACCTCGGCTGACTTCAATCAGCACGTCACCGCCAAGGCCAAGGCCGATGCCGTTGCCCGGTACGATCAGGTCGTCGAGTACCGCGACAGGGGTTCCAACTCCAACCCAAAAGTCACCATTCTTTGCTGGCACCTCGCCCGCTAATCTCCCACCCACCCAACACCATGCCCCGCCAAACCTCCGCCACCGAGACGGTGATCACCGTCAACTCCCGCCCGCTCGCCCTGCGCCGCGCCGTCCGCCCGGACTTCGCCCAGCGCCTCGTCCAGCAGCACCCCCGCCTCGTCGCCCTCAACGCCGCCGGCAAGACCCAGAAGGACGCCGCCGTCGCCCTGGGCATCTCCGTCCCGCTGCTCCGCAACTGGCTCGACGTGCTCGGCATCAAGTGGACGAATGTCCAGCCCCGCGCCCCCTATTCCGCCCGCTGATGCCCGACCCCGCCTCGCACCATCCGGATATGTTCATCATCAAGGCCAGCACCCTGCCCCGTTTCTGGTGGCTCCGCCCCTGGACGACGGCCCGCACCCTCGCGGTGACGGTCGACGCCCTGCGGGCCTACGCCGACCGGGCCGACCTCGCCATCAAGGAGGCGCAGCAGAGCCGGACGCATTGGATCGCCAAGGCCGAGCGGGCCCACGCCGTCGCCCTGCACAACGAGCGCGTCATTCGCGAGATGGAGGAACGCTACCGTGGCTAAGTTCATTCCCGTCGAGCCCGAGAAGTGGGCGGAGATGGTCAAAGCTTGGGCCGAGAACGCCCGCCTCAAGGCCGAGGTCGAGGAGATGAAAAGCGAGGTCACATACCAAAAGCAAAAAGCACAAGAAATGGTTGAGTTTATTTGCGAATGCGTTGCCAAGGGTGACTTCAAGACATACAAAAACGGAGGAGTTCGTTTTGGACTCAAGGCAAAGAAAGGAGGCCAGTCGTGAGCGAGCCGATTGATTACGGAAGGCCTTGGTGGGAAGTTATGAATGAACTACACGCTGAGAACAATCGCCTCAAGGCCGATGTGAATGAACTCGCTGACGGCCTTAAACTGGCTTCCGAAGTCGGGATTAAGATGGCCGATGAAGTGACCCGCCTCAAGGCCGAGGTCGAGCGGCTGACCAAGGCAGGGGATAAGGCGTTCAGTCTATGGTCAAGTGGAGACGAGACTGACGCAAATAACTTTAAGGAAGCAATCTGGGTTTGGACTGTCGCCAAGAAGGGAGGCCAGCCGTGAGCGACGTCGGCCACTTCCGCCACCTCCCAGCCTTCGCGGCCCTCGCGGGGGAGGTCTACCACATCAACGAGCGCATCATCACAGGCGACTACGCCCGCGCCAAGTTCGCCCTGCCCCACGTCGAGCGCCTCATCCGCGATTACTCCGTGCTCATGGCGACCGACGGCGCCGACGCCGTCTCCATCAAGCCCTACGTCGGGGCCGGCGACTGCATCGGGCTGACCTTCTCCTACCGCATCGCCGAGGTCACCATCGAGGGCTCCTTCATCCCCCGCCGCCCGTGAGCCCCGTGCCCATCGTCGCCCTGCTCCTGCTCGGTTGCGCTGCCAACGCCCAGTCTGACGCCCGCATCCTCCACGCGATCGGTCAGGTAGAGGGCGGCGAGCGCGGTCAGCGTGGCGACGGCGGGGCGGCTCTCGGGCTCTACCAAATGCACCCCGAGGCGTGGGCCGATGGCAACGCGCAGCTTCTCCGCGAAGGCCGCGAGCCATTCCCCCGCTGGCAGTGGCGTTCCCCGCTTGCCCAGGACATGGTCGCCCTTGCCTATCTGCGTGCCCTCAGAGGCCGTTTGACCGCCCGGGGCATACCTAACCCATCCCCCGAGTGTCTGGCCCTGTGCTGGAACCTCGGCTTCACCGGCGCCGCGAGCATAGGGTTTCGCCTGTCGAACGCTCCGGCCGCCCGGGCCTCCTACGCCGTACGCGTCGGCAATCTCGTCCGTCGCTAGTTTATTTCTGGCAAGGAGTTTGCACGCCTGCAAGGGTCTTGTCCGTGGCCCTCATTGTAGCAATCGACCCAGGCGTGAACGGCGGGCTCGCCCTATTGGATCAGGACGGGCTCGTCACGGTGCAGAAGATGCCGGAGACCGACTACGAGGTTGTTTCCTTCCTCGTCGAGGTCTCCAACACCGCGAAGGAAATCGACTGCTACCTTGAGGAGCCGCCCCTTTTCGCGGGCAAGAACATCCCGGGCTCGGCCATCGGCAAACTGATGTGGAATACGGGCGTCCTCTACGGCGCCGCCGTCTGCCTCGGCTGGAAGATGCACCGCGTACGCCCCGCGATCTGGCAGAAGGCGCATACCTGCGGCACGAAAGGCGAACTCACGACCACCGCGTGGAAGAACAAACTCAAGGCCCGGGCCGCCGAGCTCTTTCCCACCGTCGACGTCACCCTCTGGAACGCCGACGCCCTTCTCATCCTGGACGCCGCCCGCCGCGGCGCCATCAACTGACTTTCTCCCCCTAATGAAACAACGCATTCCCGCTAACGAACAAACGACGAAGCACCTCGTCCCTCCGCCCATCCCCGTACCGGGCACCTCGTACGTCATCCTGCCCGACAACCGTCTGGCCCGACTCCTCAAGGTCTCCGTCTACAACGGCAAGGAGTACTACAACCCGATCATCAATGGCGACCTTCAGCGCATCGCCCGCGACGAGCTCATGACCCTCGTCGACAAACCGAAGGCCGACTAATTCCCATGAGCCACCCCCACACTCCTAACACTGACATCGTCAACTTCCTGAACGACGTCAGCAACGTCCACGCTGACCGCGTCAACCCGGCCTTCAAGTCCCGCTACGCTTCACTTGCGGAAGTGCTCGAGACCGTCAAGTCCGTCGCCGCCAAGCACTGCCTCGCCATCGTCCAGACCTTGGACAGCGAGGAAGGCAAGGTCACGGTCTTCACGTCTTTCCGCCACATCGACGGCACCGTCTTCCCGGCGGGCCGCCTATCCGTCAAGGCCGACGGGCTGACTCCGCAGCAGATCGGCAGCGCCATCACCTATCTCCGCCGGCAGTCCATCCAGACCGCTTGCGGCATCGCCACCGACCTCGACGACGACGGCGCGTCCTCCTCCAAGCCGACGACCTTCTCGGCCCCGGCCACTTCCCAACCGGGCATCCGTCCCCTGACCAAGTGAACGAGCGCCACTACGGCTTTTTGCTCGGCATCCTCGCCGCGATCGTCGCCATCGAGCTCGTCAAGTGGTGCGTCACCCATCTGCGCTACGTCCCGTGAAGCCCGTCAAGAAGCCAATTCTCGTCCCATCCGGCGTCGTCAAAGCCGCGGCCTCCTCCGGCTATCCCTTCGTCCTGCTGCTCCTCCTGGACGGCATCCCCTACGCCGAGGTCTTCGCCAAGTCCCGTAAGGTCTTCGACGCGAACCTCGCCGACTGGAAGCGCAACACCCTCCCGAGCCTCGCACGCTCGAACGTGCGCTTCTTCTTCACCGACGGGAAGACCATCACCGAGGTCGCCTTCTGACTATGACGAACCACGAATACATCCGCGGGCTCCTCATGCAGTCCGCCGACGCCCTGGGCAAGTTGTCCGACCGCGCCGCCCGGGCCGACACGATCAGCGACTACACCCGGGTCAGCCAATGCGCCGACCTCGCCCGCGAGGAGATTGACCGCCTCAACCCCGACACCCTCGCGGAGGCCTACGACGTGAAGGCCTACTACGACCGGGCCCACGCCGCCGTCGTCACCCTCCGATGCCTCCGCAATCAGCTCGAGGAATGCGAGCGCCTCGCCGAGGAAGCCCTGCAACACGCCAAGGCCATCACCTTCGCCCTTGAGGATACCTCCATGGAGGACGATGCCCTCTGACCTTTCCCACCAATACCCATGCAACACATCCCCCCCCACATCATCCCTCACCGCGTCCAATACGATTGCCTTGAGGCGCTCAACTACTCGGGCTCCAAGGAACTGCTTAAGTCCCCGGCCCACTTCCAACTCTACATGACCGCCGAGCGGGAGCAGACCAAGGCCCTCCGCGTCGGCTCCTACGTCCACGCCCTCGTCCTGGACAAGCCGAAGGCCGAGACCGCCTTCGCCGTCGCCCCCGTCTGCGACCGCCGCACGAAGGACGGCAAGGCCGCTTACGAGGCCTTCACCTCCGCCCTCCAGCCCGGGACGACCGTCCTGAGCGCTGACGAGGCCGACGAGTCCCTCAAGATCGCGGCCGCCGCCCTCGGCTGCATTGACCGGCACGGCTTCAAGTTCAAGGCCACCGAGTTCATGTTCATGACCTCCTTCATGGACACGAACATCAAGGCCGCCATCGACGCCGTCGGTGAGGATGGCTACCTTTACGACCTCAAGACCTGCGAGGACGCGTCCCCCGCCGGCTTCCTCAAGGCCGTCCGCGCCTACCGCTACAACCTGCAAGCCAACTTCTACAAGGCCGCTTACACCGCTGGCTTCAAGGAGCACGTCCAAGGCTTCCGTTTCATCTGCGTCGAGAAGGAGACCCTCCAGACCGCCGTCTACGAGCTTGGCCCCGACCTGATGGCCTACGGATACAGCGACTTCATCAAAGCCGTTGAGACCTACAAGGCCTGCCTCGCGTCGAACGACTGGCCCGGCTACTCCCAGGAGATCCAGACGCTCGACCTGAACAAGGCGCCGACCGACGCCCCTGCTCCCATAACCTTCGCCTAATACCAATATGACCCAACCCGCAAACGACCGCCCCCAGCTGAAGACTATCGAGCAGTCCGGCAACTACCGCCTGAAGCTCATCGCCCCCAAGTTCGAGAAGGTGAAGACGTGGGAGGACGGCACCGTCTCCGCCCGCATCTTCTTCGTCGACGTCGAGGGGAACTGCCTCTCGAAGAACTACTCGGCCAAGTACGGCAAGGCCCTCGCCATGCTCGTCGGCAAGTTCTCCGGCAAGTACACCGCCGAGCTGCGCCTAGACGCCACCCCCGCCGAGTTCCTCGAGTATCTCAAGCCAGCCGCCGGGCAGACCGTCGACGTCGCCGTGACCGTCGAACCGAACGGCGAATGGCAGGGCAAGCCGCAGTTCAAATACAAGCTCGGTTTCGCGAAGGGCTCCACGAAGGCCAGCCCCGCCGCCGACCTCAGCCAGGAGGCGCCGCCCTTCTAATGGATAGGGACTTCATCGCCGAGGCCCGCACGGGCGACCAGCAGACGCGCACGCTCATCTGCCTCGAGGCCCTGCGCCGAGACCAGACCGTCAAGCACCGGCACCTCCGCAAGGCGCTCAACGTCTCAGGCCGCCAGTTCCGCAAGGCGCTGCGCCTGTCCCGCATCCTCCGAGACTTCGACACTCAGACCAAATGACCATCGTCGAAGGCCGCCCCACCCTCGTCCTGATCGCGGGCTTCTCCCGTGCCGGGAAGGATACCCTGGCCTCGGGGCTCATGGAATGGTCGGAGAAGCGCGTCGCGAAGGTCAACTTCGCCGACCCCCTCAAGGAGTGCGCAAACGCGATGCTCTCGTATCTGCACCTTGACGGCGACTTCTTCAACGAGGAATTCAAGGTCAAGCACCGCGACTTCCTCGTCTCCACCGGGAAGTTCGCCCGCTCGCTGAACGAGGACGTCTTCGCCGAGCACCTAGCCCGCTACCTCCCGTTCGTCTCCGCCGATGGCCTTCCGCATGAGACCGTCGTCTGTTCAGACTGGCGATACCTGAACGAGTACAAGGTCGTCAGCCGCATAATGGATGAGTACAACTGGAACCTGCGGACGGTCTACATCTCCACCGCCGGTATCCTCCCCGCGAACGACGAGGAAGCCTGGTCGCTCATGGATCTGCGCGCCGAGGTCGAGTTCGACGTCGAGCTGTGCTTCAAGCCGAACAGCCGGAATGACATCATGGCGGAGGGGCGCCGCATGGCTAAGGCGTGGAAACTTTGAGCCGCGAGCAAGCCGTCTGGGCGGCGTCCATGGGCCTGAGCATCGAGCGGGCCGCTTGGCTGCTCCAATGCCCGAAGCATACCGCCGGAACCCTGCGGGCCGAGTCGGCTTTCGAGAAGCCGCATAACCCAGACTGCTACCTATCCCGCATCAACGGCGTCCTATATTTCCGCATCAACCGCCGACGGTGCACCTTGTGGGAACGGGCTCCCCAGGAGATAACCGAGGCCCGGGCATACCGCGATCGGCGACTCGTCGAGCTAGGGCTAATGAAGGGAGCCGCGTCATGAGCGAGCCGACCCGCTTCGTCTTCGCGTCAGACTCCCACGGGGACATGGCCGACCCGGAGGCCCTGGCCGCCCTCTGGGAGTTCTGCAAGGACTACAAGCCCTCCGTCCGCATCGCCGGCGGCGACCACTTCGACTTCCGCGCCTTGCGCCGTGGCGTCGGCACCTCTGACGCGGAGTCCGGCGAGTCCCTCAAGGCCGACCTCGAGGCCGGCATGGACTTCCTCAATCGCTTCCGTCCCACCGTCTACCTCTGGGGCAATCACGAACACCGCCTCGACAACCTGATCGCGTCGTCGAGCTCCGCCCTGGTCCGCGACTACTGCCAGGACATCAAGGAC